TTAAAGCTGTGTAAAAAAAGACTGATTTCAAATTTTGAGTTTTTACCATTTTTCCAACTTCGGGAACAAGGTACGCGGGTTTACATAAAATTACATATATTTACAAATAAGCTATTATTTAAGCGATTTATTATCTTTTAATGTAATTTACGCAATAATTCGGAATATCAATAAAGGAGATATAAACATGAACTTAAAAGAATTAAGAGCTAAAAAGCAAGCTAAAAAAGTGCAACTCAAAGCGATAATGGACGCTTCAATAACCGAAAGCCGTTCAATGACCCCAGAAGAGGTGACAGAATTTGATAACGTAGATGCAGAAATTCAAACCCTATCACGCGAAATAAGAGCGAAGCAAATCAATACTTCTGACGTTGCAAGTGCTGTAATTGCACCCGTAGACTCTCAAGACTTAAAAGAATTCCGTCACTTTCTGAGAACCTCTGAACGAAGAGCGGGGATATCTGGGCAAAGTAACAACACGGCGGGCGATGGTAAAAATGTAAACCCTAACGCTTTTAGTAATGAACTTTTCAAAGAAATCACCGCAGATAATGGCGTTTTATCTTTAGTACGTTCTATGGCTGTGACCTCTGACATTTTAGATTTTCCTATGGTTGATGATACGGGACTCGGAAAAACAAAAGATACAACGCAGGCGAAAGAGCTTGACGCTGTAATGTCTCGTAAATTGGCATTGACAAATGTTTCTATTGCTTTAAAAACGTATGCAGTCGAAACGATTGTATCAAATCAACTTCGCGACGATAACGCGGTAAACCTAGAAAGCGTTATTGCTGAATTAGGTTCGGCGGGAATTGCTAGAAATGCAAGTAAAGACGTATTCGCGGTAATCGATAAAGGTATTACTGTTTCTGATAGTGTTGCTTCGGGTGTAGTTGATTATACGGACTTAGTAACTCTTTTGGGTTCTGTGAATGCTAGATACTATGCAAATGCGGAGTTTCTTATCAGTCAAGCAAGCTTTATTTCTATTCTTGGGTTACTTGATAGTAACAAAAGACCTATCGTACAGATGCCTATTGAAAAAGGTATGAAACCGACAATCTTCGGCAAGCCCGTAACGATTGACGACAACGCAGGCGGGACTTATTACTTTGGAGATTTTAACACGGTAATTTTAGCGCAAAATCAAAATACAAATACGCTTGTAGATATCTATTCTTTAAGTTCTGACCTTGCCACGAAATATGTTACTTCGGCTAGAATGGGCGCGGGCGTACTTTCTAGCAAAGCCGTACATGGACTAAAAGCGAAAGCATAATATAACCATGGCTACAATAGACCGTCGAAGCGGGTGTAAATTTTACGGGTGTAAAAATAGAGCAGATTTCGGCGGGTATTGTAAAGACCATAAAATAGAAAGTTCAGTAAGACATAAAGACTATAATAAGTTTTCAAGAAACAAAGAAAAGGGTAAAGTTTACGGTTCTGCAAGATGGAAAAAGCTACGGCTTAGAGTCTTGCAATTACAGCCGTTATGTTCTAGGTGTTTGGGATTATCTAGGTTCAACCCCGCCGATATGGTAGACCATACCGTGGGTTTTACCGACAAAGACGACCCGAACGCGTGGGACATAAAAAAACTTTATCCCCTCTGCAATAAATGTCACGCTATAGTAACTGAAAAAGAAAAGCATATCAATTTTTTAACTATGTCGCTAAATGAAGCGGTATTGCTAAAATATGGATTGAATGAACAAAGAAAAAGCGACGATGCAATATCAATATAAAAAGGAAAACAAAAATGCCAAATGGAAACAAAGAGTTAAGATTTTTAAGTAAAGATATCAAAGGTAATAAAAAGAGTCGCAAAGTGAGTGGTTACGCTTCGATATATGATGCAAAATCGAAGACCATGGACGGCTTTAAAGAAGTCGTTCAACGTGGGGCATTTGATAACTTCGCAGAGATATCTCAAGACCTTATAGCAAATATCGACCATAAAGACGATAAGATTTTAGCAAGATATGGGACTAACTTAAAATTAGAAAGTAATCCCGTAGGGCTATACTTTGAATTTGAAGTACCAAAAACTACTTACGGGAATGATTTATTAGTAAATGTACGTTCGGGAAATATTAATAAATGTTCTTTCGCCTTTACTGTGAACAAGGAAACTTGGGGAACTGATGAAGACGGCACGCCGTTAAGAACTTTACACAGTTTCAAAGAATTACATGATATTGCTATAGTTACAACGCCCGCTTATGATGATACGACCGTAGCACTCCGAAGCATGAAGAAAAATATTATCGATGCAGGAACAAAAAAGAGAATTGCAATAGCGAAGAGTTATGAGTAAAGACTTATTCGGAAACGTTCCGTTAGGTTCTTATCGCCCTTTTTCAGATAGGCAGATAAAAACGTTTAAAAAACAACTATCGGAAAAGCTAAAAGACTATCTCGAAGAGCGTGGAATGTATGACATTATAGACGAAGATTTACTATCGGTTTATGTTCAATCGATTTCAGATATCCGTCGATACTCTGCAATCATAGAAAAAGAGGGCGAACTTATAGCGAAGCCACGCGGGGGCGTCGAAGTTCACCCGTTAATCGCACTAAAGCAAAAGGCTTTTGATAATAGCAATAAACTATCGGACAAGTTAGGAATTTTATCCATGAATAGAAAAAGACTTGACGGGCAGATAGAAACGGGGGGCGGTGGTAATGACGAAGACCCGTTTAAGGAATTTGAATAGAAAGTTTAACCGTTTATTAACGGCTTTCTGTGTTATACTGATATTACTTATCACCCCGTTTCTAATGGTTAGTTGTTCGCTTAACTCCGACGGTGTAAATCTTGAAGATAATCGAAAGATAATCGTTGAGCCGAAGCATATCGAAGTAAGTGGCGATATCGAACCTTGGGATTGGGTGCAAGTTCACCGCTTGCATGATAAGATAATAAAACAAAGGTAACAAAATGAACGGACTTATAATAGTAATCTTGATAGTAGGAATCTTCGCTCTTTTTATGTCAAGTAGTAGCGGGATAAATATTAACGATAAGATAGTAGATGCGGGGCTTATATATGGAAACCCCCAAAAGATGTACGACGCACTTATAAAAAAGCATGGTTATAGTGCAGGCGAAGCAACTTTTATAATGTATGAACGATACGAAGTCGAATTTTTACCACATATACAAAAGCAACTTCGAGAGTCTGAAAAGATAATTTATGCAAATTAATTATGAATATGTGTTAATCGTCGCGATGCTCTTCGTAGGGCTTACAGTAATCTATCTATGTAAATAAAGGCTAGAAATGAAAAGAAAAAAAATCACAAAAACGATAAACGGGATTATTTGGGTAATGTCAAACTGTGTTAGATGTGGCACGCGTCACATGGTAAAAAGTTACAAAAATAATTACAACATCGAAGAAAAAACAAAATTCTATCAAACAACATAAGGGCGATACCATGGCGAAAGATTTTAAAGAAAGCGATAAAGTAATATCTGAAATGCTTCAAGACCTCGAAGACGCAATAATAGATATCAGAAATATACAAGTAGATTTGATTAAACATAGTAAAGACCCCGCAAAGGTTCGAAGCCTTGCAAAGATGTTAGAAAAGTTACTATGAACGAATTAATAAAAGTTTACGAAAGATTATATAAAGATAAATCTATCGGTAAACTGCAAAAACTAGGACGCAAAAGGCAATTGGATAATTTGAAGAACCCGCCAAAAGGTTATAAATTTTCTATCGAAAAAGCCGAACGTGTAATGCGGTTTTTGCAAAAGTTACCGCACGTCAAAGGAACGCTAGCGGGTACACTTTTTATTCTTGAAGAGTGGCAAAAGTATGATATCGTTTATCCTTTATTTGGTTGGGTCACGGACGACGAAAAAGAACTTCGACGCTTCAAAGTAGCCTATAATGAAATGGCACGAAAAACGGGTAAATCTTTCTTAGTTTCGGGCATTGGTTTATATATGACTTTCTTTGACGGCGAAGCAGGCGCAGAAACTTATTGTATTGCAACTAAAAAAGAACAAGCAAAAATCGTTTGGGACGTGGCAAACGCTATGAAAAATAGAACATCGTTAGCAAATAGAATTACTACGTCATACTCTGCTATGAAATATAAAAGTTCTGTGTTCGCGCCCTTGGGTTCGGATAGTAAGACATTGGACGGATTAAGTACACATCTTGGAATAGTAGACGAATATCATAGTCATAAAAATAGTCACTTATACGATGTTATAAAATCGTCCACGGGCGCGCGTCAAAATTCACTTATGATAATAATTACTACGGCGGGCTTTAATAAATATTCTGCGTGCTACGAAGAACGAACTTATAGCGAAAAAATACTTCGGGGGCAAATAGATAATGAAAACTACTTTGCTTTTATTGCTTCGATAGACCCAAAAGACGACCCGTTTAATCCCGACGTTTGGAAAAAAGCAAATCCGAATCTAGGCGTATCAAATTCCCTTGAAGATTTTGTAATAGCTTCAAAAGAAGCAAGACAAAAGGGCGGGCAAACTTTAGTAGAATTTTTAACGAAGCGTTTAAATGTATGGACGAATGTTTCCGATGTTTGGGTAAAAGATGAAGATTTCGACGTTCCCGAAGAAACGCTATTCAACGAAAGCGAACTTGTAGGCGAGGAATGCTATGGCGGTTTAGATTTGTCTAAAACCTCTGACTTATCGGCTTATGCTTTAGTATTCCCACGAAGTAACGGCGAATATATGACGATAGTTCGCTCTTTTGTTCCTAGGACATCATACGAAGACCGTATTGAGGGTGATAATGTTTATGCTAAATTTGCAGATATGGGAACGCTTAGAATAACGGACGGGAACGTAATCGATTATAATATCATCTTAGAAAGTATACGCGATGATATGCAAAAGTTCGATATCTGCGAAATGGCTTATGATAGATATATGTCTTCGCAAATTATAACGGACTTAACGGACGACGGTTTAGAATGTATTCCATTTGGGCAGGGCTTCGTTTCTATGTCCGCACCAACTAAGATGATAGAAACTTTATTACTAGAAAAAAAGCTACATCATAATAATGACCCGCTTTTAAGATGGCAGTTATCAAACGTATTGATTGACTATGACCCCGCGGGAAATGCAAAAATGACTAAAGCTACATCAAAGGCACGGACGGGCGGTAAAGGAAACCGCGGGTCAAATTCAAAAATAGATGCGTGGGTATCTATCGCTATGGCTCTTGGACGGGCTTCGTTAAATGTCTATTATGACGAACACTACACGGGCGTGTATTTAATATAAAAAGGAAAAAAGAACATGAACTTAATTAGAAAAGCTTTAGGCTTAAAAGAAAAGAGACAACACAGTATCGGGATATCACCGCAGGGCGGGCAGGTTGTACTCAATAGCCCCGATAACTTTTTAAATGTACCCGCGATTTATGCTTGTATGACTTTAATCTCTGACGCTATAGCAACTTTACCACTAAAAGGAAAAGTGAACGGCGATAACGTAGATAATCACCCTAAAATTATGTTACTTCAAGAACCCGTAGAAAATATGACCCCTACGGTTTGGATAAATACTATCGTTAGAAATATGTTATTTCACGGGAACGCCTACGCAGTACGAAACGGGAACGATTTTAATATCTATGATAATACTCAAGTCATTACCTATGTTGATGGTTTAGGAGATATCACGCATTATCAAGTCTATAGCAAAGAGCGCGGGACGGTCATAGTATTAAAAGAAGATATGCTTCATTTTAAGAGATTGACAAAAGATGACCGCGGTCAATTCGGTTTAGGGCTTAGTTTAGCTTTTGTTTCTTTGCTTGATGAAATTAGAGCTACAAATGAACATACATCTTCGTACATGAATAACGGGCTTATGTCGGGGCTATGGTTGGAAATTGTAGGAAAAGTAAGACCCGAAGTTTTGGACGATATACGGGAAAAGTTTAAAGGATTATATCAAGGCGTAAAAAATAGAACAAATATTCCCGCTATTACTGACGGTATGAAATTGCACGAAATAAAAAACAACTCGTTAAAAGATAGTTCTATAGACATTTTAAAGACTGCACAACTTAAAGACATAGCTATGATTTTCAACGTTCCATTATCTTTACTAGATGCAAGTCAAGGGAATTACGGTTCTACGGTTGAAGCAAACTTGATGTTTTTTAAGATGTGTATCAATCCACTACTTAAAAGTATCGAAAGTGAATTGAATTTGAAACTTAACACGGGCGAAAGCTTTAAATATTACTTTGATACGGCTTCGGCTTTAAGTGGTACTTTTAAAGAACAAATCGAAACTTTGGCGCGTTCAGTCGATGCGGGTATATTGACTCCAAACGAAGCCCGTCAAAGATTGGGATATAAAGACCACGAAGACGGAAAAACACTATATGCACCCGCAGGAACGCCAACGCCTAGCGGTAAACCAAATAATAATGCAGAGGGGATAAAATAAAATGATATTCTTACAAGAAGAAACGGACAATTTAGATTTAGATTTAGTAAAAGAGCATTTGGTAGTAAACCACGACGAAGACGACGTAATTATAATGCAGTATATGACCGCTTCGCTTGAAGTGGTAAAATCTTACATACATAGAAACCCGTTAAAAACAAGTTACGAAGCAATACCGAACGAGTTAAAATCTATAAATGGCGCGTATCTTTTGGACATAGCAGATAGACCCGTAGAAATGTTCGCAACTGCAAAAGGTTCTAACCAATCTTTACCCGTTCCAAATGTCTATTGGCATTTTAATTCTTATGATAAGCAAGTTCTTTTCTATCCTCCAAATAAGATTGACTTTGACGATATAGTAATATTTACGGGTGCATATCTTGAAGAAGCGCAAATAACGCAGGCTAGACTTTTGTTAATTGGTACATATTACAATTACCGCGAAAGTGTAGCAGATTTGAGACTTACCGAAGTGCCGAACGCTTTTAAACTTATCCTAGATAATATAAGCGCGGTTTCACTATGAAAACAAATCGAAGTCAAAAACGGGCGGGACGTTATAAACAACTTGCAGAGGTTTGGACGTTTGGGAATTACTCACAAAATCCAACCACGGGCGAACCGATTTATCATTGGAAACTAAAAGAAAAGCTTAGATGTTTTATAGACGAAAGCGCGGGGCGTGAATATTTCGCGGGTGATTATGTCGAAGATAAAGAAAATTTTTATTTAGAATTCAGATTTGTGGACGTAGGAATACACGACCAAATAAGATTTATAGATAAGTGGAAACGTCAAATTAGCTTGACGTTAGTCGCAATCTATGACGACGAAGAACAAGGGCGATTTATTAGAGCTGTGGCTTATGCCCTAGCACCAACGGAAATGAACGGAAACCCGAATAGTTTCAAAACATTAATGAGAGGTAATCAATTAACGACGGGCGATAAAACAACGGGCGGGACAAAACCCGTTAAGCCTATCCACGTTATAGGGAATGATTTACCGCACGTTATATCGTCCACGCTATTATTATCTAACCATAAGCAAATAGATATCATCTTCGATAAACCAATATTCTTTGCAGATGGGGACGGGCATAGTATAACCGAAACGATATCGTTTCATATTGGTTCAAAACTTATAAACCCTACAAAGATTATTATCGACCCGTCAAACGATAGACGCTTGATAATAGATATCCCCACGGCAATTAGGTTCGGCGATGTTGTAACATGGAGTTATATCGATACGGTTCTATCTACAAATATCTTTGCAAAGAAAAAAGACGGTACGGACGCGAAACTAGAAAATCAAACGTTTGGAGTAACTAACGGAATAGTGCAGGGAGTCCACACGTTAGATATTACTTCGGCAAATGTCGATGCTTCGGGTACTTCAATTACTTTAACTTTTGATAGTGATATTTTGCCCGCGTCGAAGCTTATTAATTCGGGCGTTTTAGTTAATGGTAAAAACGTGCATATTGGAACTCCATACACGGGAAAAGATTATGTTCTTATTTCTATACCTAAAATATACAAGGGCGATACCGTAGTAGTTCATTTCACGGGCGCGACGGGTATCTTTGATAAACTTAACCCTAGTATAGAATGGAAACCAAATCCGCCTAGTTTTAGCGCGGTAAATAATAGTAACATTTTACCGCCCGTTATCGTTACGCCTGACCTTGTTTATGAGAGCGGTCACGCGATTAATGCGATTGACTATGATATGATATTTGATAGTCCAATTAAAAGCGTAGATTTGAAAAATATATTCTTAAAAGTAACGGGAACTTTTGAGGGTAGACCGCTGGACTCTGACGAAAACCCCTTGACCTATTCTATAGCGGGTAGAAAGATTACATTTACAACACCGTCGGGCAGTAATGGTCACGGTTATTGGGACGGTTCGAACGTTGGTTATATCCATATTAAAGACCCGAACGCGATTATCTCTACAAATAATAAGGGCTTAGTAGTAGGTACGCATTACGATATAAAGAACTAACACGCAATAAAAGCGGGGTATCCCCCGCGCTCTTCACAGAACCCCCTTAAATATCAATAAACTATCATCTTTTAATACCATTACATAGCTAGGTACATATAATAGCTTTAAGGGTGTATTCTATTGTATTAAACATAGGTGATTAAATTTTATACAACAAAAGAGCTACTGATTAAAATTTATACAATGAATTGATTAAAAAATAGGCAGTCAAGCCTTGACAAAGTTTTTAAAATCTTGATATGCTTACGCAATCCCTCCGATAGGATAAGAGAGCGAAGCCGATTTATTCTATCGTATACGATGCTCTTGCTCTGCTCTTGGAGCTACTAACATATAAAGGAACTATAATAAAAGCTTTTAAACATTACTTACTAAATAGATACAATAGGGGAAACGATACATTTAAATTCAATACCGTAAACTTAGGGTTCTTGACCACTACTTTCTTTTACTTAACTCCATACGGTATAAATAGTTACGCAACATATAAACAAGTATCGAAAGAAGATGCAAGAAAGCTATTTAGTTATCTCCAAAAGAATAGAGATACAATCTTAAAAGTATATGATAATGACTACATCGAAAGCGAAGAGATATCAAAGGGAGTGATAAGAGTAAACAACTTAGTATACAAGACGACGAACCACATCGAAGCGATTAAATTGTATCGAAGAGATATCCCCTACCATATTTAAAAGAGACGCCCCCACTCTTTGAAAATAAGAACGCGCCGAAGCTCTATCGCACCT